CCGGCAGACTTATTGTAAAAGAATATCCTACTGGCTCTGCACACTCTGGTCATTTTCGTGCTCTGCTTAATGAGCTAAAACTTAAGAAGCAATTTATGCCAGATATTATCTTTATTGACTATCTCAACATCTGTGCTTCATCAAGAATGAAAGCTATGGGAGGATCTATCAATTCATATACTTACATTAAAGCAATTGCTGAAGAGCTACGTGGCCTTGCGGTCGAGTTCGAAGTACCGATCTTCTCTGCAACGCAAACGACTCGTTCTGGTTATGGTAACTCGGATGTTGGGCTTGAAGATACGTCCGAGTCTTTTGGATTACCCGCTACAGCAGATCTAATGTTTGCTTTGATCTCAACTGAAGAGCTTGAAAAAGACGGACAGATGATGGTCAAGCAATTGAAGAATCGCTATAACGATCCAACAATGCACAAGCGATTTGTAGTCGGTATTGATCGAGCTAAAATGCGTTTATACGACGTAGAAGAAAGTGAACAAAATCTTACTGATGACACTCCTGTATTTGACAAGTCACAGAGTGGCGAAAGAGTGTCTCAAGAAAAATTCGGAGGATTCAAACTGTGAACGTAAGAATAATTAGTTATAGCCAACCAGTAGAAGGAGAACTCTATGTCGGAAAGGATGTCCAAGATCTCATCGCGTATTGCGCCCGTGTCTCCAATCCAGCGAACCAGATTAACTCCGAAACAACGGAACGCCTACTCAAATACCTCATCAAACACAAGCACTGGTCACCATTCGAAATGGCATCAGCCTGTCTCGAAATCGAAACAACGAGAGACATTGCACGACAACTCCTCAGACACAGGTCATTTTCCTTTCAAGAGTTTAGCCAGCGGTATGCTGATATTCGTGATCTTGATAATGATTTTGTATTGAGAGAAGCACGTCTACAGGATACAAAGAATAGACAAAATAGTATCGAGCTAGATGATGAAAGCGAATTACATTATGCTTGGAACGCTAGGCAGCAAGAAGTAATTGATAACGCGAAGTCTGCATATGATTGGGCTATTGAGAACGGCATCGCAAAAGAACAGGCTCGAGCAGTACTGCCGGAAGGACTGACTAAGTCACGACTCTATGTAAATGGTACGATTCGTAGCTGGATTCATTACATTGAACTGAGATCGGCTAATGGTACTCAGAAAGAACACATGGATCTGGCCATTGAGTGTGGTAAAGTTATTAATAAAATCTTTCCTTTTGAAGAAAAAAACGTAAGTGATTGATTTCCTTCAAAATAAAAATGCACTTTTTTGTTTACATTTGAATTTTTCTGTGGTATAATAGATCTATAAAATGGAAAAGGAAGAAAATTATGGTTAAGTACGAATTTCAAAATCCAGCTCAAAATGACATTTGGAGATTTATTATCGCGTTTTGTATGACAAAGCCCGAAGGTACTAAGCCTGAAGCTCTGCAGTATATGCTGGCTAAAGAGCTAGGTATCGAAGCAGATACAACTGCTATCGCTCTCGCATCAATTCGTTTCTAGGAGATTTATTATGTCACATAACGTTGAGCAAATTTGTGCTGGTTTAATTTTTTGTGTAGTCGTTGTAGCAATTCCAATTTTGCTAGTATGGTAAGGAGTATATTATGGGTAAAGTGAAAGCAGCCGCTTTAGAGGGTCAAGAATTCGCTCAAGAGAATTACAATATTTCTCGTAACGAGTTCTGTGCTTTAGCGTTTGATGCATTCAAGCCGATGTCGCTTGAGGCAAGAGCCGCAGTTGAAGAATATGATGTCATTCAGAATGATTTGAAAGAATATGAAAGGTACTACAATGCCAATTGAAAAACCACGTTACTTGACTGATGCTTATGTCGGATCATTTGCAAGAGATGATGCCGAAGATATGGACCAATTACAAATGGTAAAGCACATGGTGTCACGGTTTAACGCTTGGCTCAAGCAGTCAGGTAGTAACCAAAGATATCGTGTTTGTTTGAAAGGTCGTAAGCCTTATAAGAAGATGAAGACTCCTACGTCAAAAGGACCAGTGTCTTACACTTATTGGGGTACTGTTGTTGGAGGCATAGAGAATGCTTCCGTACTCAAAGCTTACATTTATACGAGAGGATCGTAATGGAATATAAATTTAATGAAGGCGAGTTGATTGATGAGTTTAAGGAATACATCGATTCAACGTACAGCTCACACTACTCTAAAGATAAATTTCAAGCTACGGAGTTTATCATTGATGGTGGCCACGGTACAGGATTCTGTATTGGTAATGTACTGAAGTATGCACAGCGTTATGGTAAGAAAGGCTTAGCATCAGATGCTAGAAAAGATTTGATGAAAGTCCTACACTACGCGCTAATTCAACTCTATGTTCACGATATAGAGGACTAGCGCTTCTTCTTAGGTCTATAAATTTTTTGCTTTACAGAAGCTGGACACCGACTGCCATACGGAACATGTAGCACAGTCGGATACCAGCTTTTGTAGTAATTGACTTTAGGATCCATGCGATACTCACAAACTGTAACCAAGCAGTTATTGCATATAGACCAAGAGTGAGTTGCTCCGACGAAAGATAAGGCAACTGATATTAAGACAGCTTCCATTTTAATTCCTCATATCTCCTTTTGAGAGAAGAAACTTTTCTTTCGAGCTCAGTCTCAGGAATGCTTGGATAATCATACGATTGCTCGATTACCCATCCTCCCCATAGGATTATGCCCATAACTATGATAAAGCCTGTAATGAGTATGAATGCTGTCATTAGTTTGTAAAGACGAAGACCATTGCAACAAACATTCCACCTATAACCACTACTGCTGCAATTGCACTAAGCGCGGTCTTAATAGCATGATCTCTTTCTTGATTTGCCTGCCTTTGTTTTCTTCGAGCTAGCTCTTCGGCTTCTTTTTGTTCTTTTATACGCTGTGCTCTGAGATCTACAATGCTCTTCCAAGTACCGAACCCAAAACGATTGTCAATTAGCTGACGCATTTCATCCATTGCCTCAGCTGCTAACTTTGCATCAATTACTTCTTGAGCAACAGATTTAATTCCGAGTTGGTCTTTTACACCAACACCAGAATTCTTAGATCTTTTCTTATTGATTGCTTCTTGGCCTGCAAACATGTTATCGATAGCTCCAGCAAAGCTACCGATATCTTGTGCAGTCTGAATATTACTTTTAATAAATTCTACGCCTGATTTAACAAGCGCAATTCCAGCCATTGCTTCTGCAAACATGTCGATCTACCCGTGGTCTATACGTTAGATATAACTCACGAGTAATATGATGTAAATCGCTTTCAATAGTATTTATAAGATTTAGAAAGGTTTTAACTCATTCTTTTTAACACTTACAAATTCTAGTACACGATCATCTTCGTCTACTTTCACTGTAAGTTTCTTACACGCCAATCTCATAGTGCCTTTGTATTCTGTCTTTCCTGGAGTTCTTACATTGCGAGAGATTGTTCTCTTTGCACCAAGGCATTCACTTAGACCATCACGTACAGTGTATTCTTTTAATTCAAGAGGACTGCCAAAGAACATTAATAGTACGATTGCTTCTTTGACCATATCATCCTCCAAGTTTCTCAGTTACACTCTTTGCTTTAATGCGTGGATTCTCGTCTGTATCTAACAAACGAACGATATAGTTATTACCTTTATCGTCTTTGCCAACTTCTACGAGTCGTTTCTGACAAGTAAACCTAAATGGCTTTCCGCCATCATAAGTTCTCTCACTAACTTTTTTTGCTTTTAAGCAATCTACCATTTTATGATGTCCAACGTGTGATTCCACTACGCCATTGACATATAATAATAGTGTAATGCAAACCATTTCTGTTGTCATCTCAGTGTCCGTTCTTTTGTTTAATTTCTAATTGCGTGTCTTTAATTTTCTCAATTTGCTCTTCTAATGAATTAATTCGTTTTTCAAAAAACTCCATCATCAACTTTTGTTGTTGGTCAAATGGTGCTTGACCTGTTTCAATTTCTACAGTTAAACTTTCAAGTTCTCCTGCTAAGTGTTCAATCAACATGAACTGTTCGCTGTCAGCAGGTAAACTACCCATCTCACCTCTTGGCCATTTTATGCGAAACTCAGTATTTTGACTCAAGTCAGATTGCATCATAGTCTGTTGTGTTTCGACTAAGTTTAATCTTTCAACGATACCAAAGTACGCCCAAGTTGCTAGTGATGTAAAAGCAATCATGCTAATGATATTACGAAGTGGTAGAGCTACCTCTGTACCTTCATTTAATTTTGTTGGCATACTGTTTCACCTATTATAAATCCAGTAGTATTTATATAAAAAGGCCTTTACATTTTACTTAGGTTGTGGTATAATATAAATAATGTTGAAGATGTTGGATGGTAGGCAGGACGCCGGGGCAGTACCGGCCGCCTCCACCATAATTACTTGGAGAAATGAATGTTTAAGTCTATTAGAGTTTGGTTTGAAAACTGGATGGCTAAGAAGGAACAAAACGTACCAAAATATTTAGGTCGCAAGTAATTATGATGGGGGCGAAATAGGATCGACTGATGCTTGAGTCTTCAAGAAGTAAATGCAAATGATAACATTGCACCTACAGGTTACGCCCTAGCGGCATAATGCTGATGAGCCCGCCGGAGCTTGGAAACAGAATCCGGCAACTTATTAAAGGAGAGCTATATGGCGCCGAGAAATCATAAGAAGTGGTTAGAGTCCCCGAATATAGAATACATCTCTAGCGAATGCTATAATAATGAAGAAATTCATAATCAAGAGATGGAACAAATCTTTAGTAAGGTTTGGGTACCTATGTGCCACATCTCTGAAATGTATAATAAATTTCAATTTAGAACAACACAAATTGCAGGCCAAAATATTATTGCGTGGAATACTGGCGATAGAGTTAAAGCATACTTGAATAACGGTCCACAGCAACCTTCTGGTAAAGTATGGAATGATGATACCTTTGGTAAAGAGTTACACTGTGAAATAAAGCATGGTGGCATGGTATGGGTA